ACTGTGGATAATAATCGCTATCTTGAATCCTTTCAGTGAATACATTCAGTTTACCGACATTATCATCCCAAGAGAAAGTCTTTTTGAAACTTTCGCTAAGCATAAACTCGCCATCGGAGTCTTGAAGCGATTTGATGCTAACAATCGATCCAGATGTCTGACCATTCAACTTATCACCAGGTTTAAACCCTACAATGCTGTCTACAAGGATATAATCCTCATATTCTTGCTTTACGGTGTTAGTGGCAGTTAGTGTCTGGGCAGTATCGCTGTAAAGAACTTCTCCAGGGAAGATCTTAGTCTTGACCAAGTTTAGTTTGAATGTTGGAAGATCAAGTTCTCTAGAAACCGAACCAAACGTCTGTCCGTCATGAGAACCAGGATCTTCATCCAACTCATACGAAATAGTTGCTTGGTCAATCAATCCAAACGCAGTATTGACTCCAGTAAGAGTAAAGTTCTTATATCTGTAGTCTTCCGAGTTATATCCAAGACCAGATGAGACACCAACGTTCTCAACGAACACTTTTTCGCCAACTGCGAATGGAAGTGGGTTGGTAGTTGTAAAACCAGTATTTGGTGTCTTGAGTCTTAGCGTTACCGTTGGGTCTGAGTAAGTGGCACTAATAATACCAACACCGTTAGTATTATCGAGTGAAATGAGTCTAGATTCTTTCTCCGATAGCAATCCACCAGGGAAGACAACTTTTACGTCACTAACAGCGCCACCAATCAAAGATGTCTCAAGTTTTGGAGTATCATTGATAGTATCTTCTTTAGTGTTGTATACAACTACTCTTGGAGGAGTCAGATACTTGACACCACCAGAAATAACATCTACAGAGTCTACCTTCAGGTTTTTCTCAACAACGATAACCTTTGGAACGGTTGCATTTACTGTGATTGTCTTATCTGAAGGATAATCGTATCCAGACTCGATAATCTCGGTTGTTTTGCTTACACCGACGTTAGATCCAACAGGAAGTAACTTAGCACCATCACCAATGTCAGTTGTTACAGAAAGGATGGGTAGAATGTCATAGTTTCTACCTCTATCCAATAAGGCAACCTTATCAATCGGTCCTCTAGCATTAAGAGACTTTGTAGTATACTCTAGAGTAGATTCTGACCCATATCCTACTCTTTCAGCGGTATCAAAAATATTGTACGTGAAAGTATTGGAACTTGTAGTAGAAATCGCATGTAGACCAGCAAATCTACTTGGGACAACATTGATCTGGTTGAAGTTGGCAATATCAATGTCAGAACTTACGATCTTGACAAGAGACCTACTTGTAAAGTTGTAATACAGGATTGATGGGACATCCTCAGTCAAATGGATGCTTACTGTTGCAGAACTGATGCCTGGAGATAGATTTCTCGTGATTTGAACATCTGTAGTTCCTGTTCCGTAGAACTGCTTCTCAAACTTGTTGTCTACAAAGAAATCTAGGTCTAGTTCTTCTAATGTAGCGTCTGATACGTCAAACTTCAAAGTATCGCCAACACAAGCGACAATCGGTGGATTGACGGATGCTCCGATACTCACATAGTTGGTAGGAGTGTCATATGTTGCAACAACAGTTCTTGTAATGCCGGATGTAATGTCTACAGTGACTTCATCGCCAGGTCTTAGTTGATGAGTCGCTCCTGTGGACACTACTACATCAAAAATGTTGGCATCAGCGGTAACGACGTTTCTATTGGTCTTAAACGAGTGTGTATTACCAATACCAATGTTTGCATTGAAGAAAACTTTATTCCAGTTTTCATTTGCCTGGGATTTATTGGTTACAATACCAATAAGGTCTTTTTCAATGTTGACAGCATAAACTGTCGATGGCAAATCGTGGACATCCGTTCCATTGTACGAATATGGAAGTGATAGACCTCCATTTGTATCGTAAGTAAGTTCTTCACCAGTCCTAAACCCATGATTAGGCAAACGAATGGATCTGGTTGGGATAAAGATTTCTTTCTGCTGATTACCAGGACCAACATAAGAAACTGTTGTACCAATACCAACACCAGCGGTCATACCAACGCCAACATCGGCACTTGCGTCAAAGAAGACTTGATAGTTCTCTTCTAGAGCATCATTACTGTAGTCTTTAAGTTCATATTTAAACTTAGTCTCTTGTCTGGTTAGTACTGATCTATTTGTATGTGCTGCTGCTACTGTACCGTTATATCCACGAGTAACTGATAGATTATTGTTGTCATGGTCTACATTGTAGACAAACATTTCCTCATCACCAACTTTGACAACATCTCCGACATTGTAATGTGTAGAATTGTCTAAAATACCAAACGTAGTGGTATCATTGTTGGATCCAAGGGCAGTATCAATCCTACTGCTCTTCTTTTCTACAGAGATTTGATATAGTCCTGTTAGAGCAGAATACTTCTCACTAGAGATACCAGCAATCTTAACGTATGTGTTGTCTAGAAGGCGGTGTGGTAGTGTTGCAATACCAGTGACAGTTTTACCATCAGTTATTAGTGTAATACCTTCTACACCCCTGACATTTGAGTTGATGCTATTGATACCAACACCAGCAACACTGGAAATCTTGGCGAGAGCACCAAAACCAGAAGTAGAACTATTATCAAAGACAATGCTATCATTGACAGCATAGTTGATGCCAGATTCTAGAACACTGATACGATCAATCGGTGCTTTGGTAACAGACTTGATGATTGCCTTTGCATTTTTGATTGTGGAGACAAACTCATACAAACCAAAGTTCTGATAAGCAGTATTACGCTTATACCCGTTAGGAATAGTGTTCTGATCGTTGAAAATATCAAAGTTCTGAGAAGGAACTTTAAACTTAAAGGTTGTACCTATGACGTATGGATATTCTGGTTTTCTACTTCCGAAGAAAGGACTTCCAGCATCAGTAACAGGATCCTTAGACACTGTAACGAAGTATGCATAAACTCCATTCGGATATTCTGGAGTAATACAGAATCTGCCATTGTGCTCGTCTAGGTCACCACTACCTTTGACATAACTATAGTCTTCAACAAAGTATCCTGATGGGAAGTCTGCAAAGTCTGGACCGTTTACACGACTGAGTGCGGTAGATCTGACATAACTGGATTTCAGATACTTCAGAGGTCCAGTTCCATCAGTATTGGTAAATGCATATGGTCCGTAGATAGGAGAACCATCATATGCCCATCCTAGAATAGGAGAGTGACCACTACCATCATCAGTTTTAAGAGTTCTTAGATTTCTAGGAGCATACAGGTTAATGTATTGCTTACCATAGGTAGAACTTCTACCTGGCATAAAGAATCCATCATCAGACTTGATACTACCGTTTTCTGAGAACTTGAATACGTTATCTACTGTCCACTGTTCAATCTGTGGGTTTAGAATAGCACCAATGCCAGGAGACTTCGCCTTAACAACAGTAGATGAGTCATATCCCGATCCAGGGTTGATTACCTTGACACCAACAACTTTTCCATCTAGAACTGTTGCCTTAAACTTAGCACCAACACCAGAACCTTCTGCAACAATATCTGGACTGGTAAAGAAGTCAAAACCACCACTCTTAACGATTACTTCTTCAATACGACCGTTGACAATGTAAGGTCTCAACTCTGCTCTAGAACCGCCTAGAATGCTAACTTCTGGTTTGAAGTTGCCATTTATCACAGCACTGCCGTAGTCTTCTCCAGGCGTCTTCACGATGCATTTGGTGATGCTTCCGCGAGCAACAGGAGTAGCAGTTGCATTACTTGTAGTGATACCTTGTCTACCAGAGATAGAAACTGTGATATCTGGGTATTTGAAGATATGTCTAACGTTGAGTGGCAGGTTGACAATATCAACATGCGGTTTCAATGTGAATGACTCTGACAACCTGAAGTTATCATCGTCAATCTTAATAACATAGTAGTTGGTTTCGGAAGTTAGACCAACAATAGGTGCACTACCTTCAATGTCATATGTGACGAGATCTCCGCTACTAAATCCATGATCACGGATAGTGATCATATCTTTACCCTTAGAAATATCCTTTCTGTCTACGTAGTAAGTTTTATTTTCAAAATCTGTGGATTGTTCGACAAGAATAGAACCGACTTTGAATCTTCTACGTTTTGTTGTAAAAGTTTGCTCACCAGTACCATTTGAAGAGATTGGAATAGTTCCAATACCCAAACGTGCCTGATCTCCAGTAGGTGAAAGGGAAATCTCAAAATCGTTCTTAACAGAAACAAAATATGACTCGCTATCTACAAGAGTTCCTGGAGTCGTGCCAATACCGATAGCTGTCGCTGTAGTAGTGCCGATTCCGTAGATAACTTCTTCACCATTGATGAAGTTGTGTGGTTTTTTGAAGACGAACTTGTCTAGGGCAGTATTAACAACTCCACCCTGAGATCCTGCGTTGAAACTTACAATCTCAGGCACCTTCTTCATAGAAGGACTTGCTACACAAGTTCCGTTACCACCAAATACGCTTACAGTAGGAATCTCTTGATAATCCGTACCTGGAGTATCAACAATGATCTCAGTGATCGGTCCTTTGGTGTGGACAAGCATTGTAGCGCCGATTCCAGACCCTACAAGGGACACTCTAGGTGAATCTACTACATCATACCCTTCACCGGAGTTCAGGACCTCTACAGACGCAATAGAACCGTATCTGACGATCTGATCAGACTTAGGAGTAAAGATTTCGACACCGTTGGCAAATAGACCAATACCACGAGTTGCTTCTACCTTAGTATCTGCATATTCCTGAGGACCAAACGTAGATAGGAGTTTCTGATCCTTAAGTTCACTAGTGGCAATGTCTACAGGTGTTAGTGTGCCCTCAAGGGTGCCAGCATTTGCCTGGAAGTCGTCATTTTCATAGATTGTGATGTATTCTCCACGACGAACCTTATCAGGAGTCTCGGAAAGATAAATGGTGTCTTGATCTCTTACTCGTACATAGTAAGAACTGCCAGAACTGATTCCGCTGAATGTATTTCCAGTGTTTAGAAGAAGTTCGCCATTTCTGAGGTTATGACCTGGGATTGTTAGGTAGTTTGTAGTCGCTGCAATCCCAATATTGTTATATGAGTGTGATCTGTTGGTTGCCTGGATACCCCAGTGTGGGATACTGTTAGAAGCAACTAATAGAGAATCTCCATCATAGAGATTCTGGACATCTGCAACAAATCCTTCGGTAAGACGGATCTTCCTTCTTACCTTGTAGTTGGTATTCTCTGATAGTACCGTAGAGAAGACTGTAATAGTGTTTGTAGTTGAACTAACAACTGAACCCTCGATAATATTGTTCTGATTATCAATAATCTCTACTACATCTTCATTATTGAAGTATACTGGATTCTTGAGAGTTAACCTGTAGTTGAATGATCCAAGATCCTCAACTTTATCAACTTCAAGGGTTGATCTGTTGTTATGCAACCAGATTTCATGCTGAATAGACTTCTTGCTAGAACCCAAGTCCAGGACTGGGATTACAGTGTTCTTTCTCTGCAAAGAAGCATTGAGTTCGATGTCCGAAACCAATACAAGAATCTTCAGGCAGACTTTTTTGGTTAGATCACCATCTTCATATCCGACTAGTTCATCATACGATTCAATAGCACTACCAATACCAACAGACTCGGATAAAGCACTGGTATCCAAGAACTGGTTAAGGTTAATGCTGCCATAGGTGACTGTTTGATCGCCAATAGTCAACGTACCGGTAGTTCCAAACCCTACAGTGGAATCCACGAGGATAGAACTATCATTTACAGAAATCTCATTCAGGTTTAACGTTCTATTGATCGATTTGAACGTTCCTTCAATAGTATTGGTGGAAAGACGGATTTTATAGAATCTTCTGCCGCTAACAATGACCTCTTCTACCCCAGTTACAGATCCACTGGTGTCTCCTTGAGTAATGGTGTACCCAATGAGTTTTTTAGGGTTGCCAAGGAAGGACTCACAGATCAATACTGTGTCCTTTACAAAGTTTGCATCGGAAGGACGAATAACGAAGTCCTGAGGAGTGATAAGATCGACTTCCTCACCATATAGAACTTTGAATAGGATTTTAAATGATTCTTCAGTACCTTTAGACTTGAAGAAGTCCTTTGCCTGCCTAATAAACGTTGACTGATCTAAACCACCAAAGAGAGATCTATTCTCAAACCCATTTAAGATCTGAACCTTGAGTTTGCTTAGGAACTGGTTGAGAAATACGCTACTTAGGTTTTCTACTGTGTCACCAACACCATGAGTGCCAATACCAGTAGAACTGAATGTAAGATACTCTGGTTGATTGGTTTTACTTAGGTTCTCAATGCCACTGAAACCACGAACACAACCAGTGAACGATGTTGATCCAATACCAGTGTAGGTAATGATCTCATTATTAACTTTTAGGAGACCCCACTCCTTTGGCCAACCCCTAGTGGAGTCTACATAGATGGTTTCGGCAATACCATCAGCATATTCCGATATTTTAGTTTCTTTGGTTAGATTCTCGTTGCTAAGAAAATCTAGATTCTTGTATTGGACCAGATTTGCCGCAATATCTACCGGTCCACCCTGAAACTCCTGAGAGTAATAGTAACTCTTTAAAAAATCCGCAAATAGTGGATTCTCCGTATCGACATACGAAGGAATCTGACTCTGAACTACGTCGGAGATCTTGATTTTGGATACAGAAGTTTCGATCATCTCTTATCGTGTTACCTGACCGTTTTGATAACTGGACTGCGGTTGGAATCGTGTTCCGGACGTATTTCCACCAGAAGCAATGCTATCTTGCTTCATTGTAATATTACTATTCGAAATATCGAACTGTAGATAGAGGTCCTTCCTTGCCAATACGTCATTTGACATTGGAATCGCCTGAATCTCAACAATATTCTGTGGTTTTTCGGTTGACGTAATGTTAATAGTATCTAGGAGGATTTCTCCAACGTCATATTTGACTTTACCTACGTTTGATGAGATAACAGTTCCATCTTTGTCTACAAGCATCATCGGTGCAGACTTAGCAGTTGACAACTCTGTTGCCCCATTCATATCTGAGAGATATACTGTGCCAGAAATACCTTCTACAGTAAATCCTGTAGACTTGATGTTGAACTTAGACTTCTGACGATACATTTCATTATCAAAGCACAGTTCGTACTGAGAGAACTGATTAATCTGTGCTCTGAGGTTTCTACGCATTCTAACGGTTGTGATATTCGACGTAATCGAAGTATCTACACCGTCAATGATCGTTTGAACCTTACTATACTTAAATCTGCTGCCAAACTGATTGATTTCTGAAGAGTTGGCGTACTGTGTAAGAGCAGCAATGATGTCTGTGCGAACGTTGTCCGGATTTCCGACAAAATTCTCGTTATAATAGACACAACTGTCGATTTCTACGAACAGATACTGCAAATCGATCATCACTGGGACGATTCCAGCGACAGAATACGATTTTAGCGACCCCAAAATCTCATTTTTGGTGTAATCTGACAAATAAGCACCGTTTCTTGGTTTTGCAGCGATGAAAACACGCCCATATTGCGGTGGATTGAGGTCTTCGCCACCAAAAGCGGTCACTGATTCGATGTTTGGGTACAAAGAAGGCAAAATCGCCTCATAATCGTTCGCAGTTACTGCTCTATGCTGCGAAGAATACATTCTTGGAGCATAATAGCGCACGCTTTCGACACTTTCGATGTCATCTCCACCTTCAGAAGGGTTAGCTGTGAAGATTTGGGACTCAAAAGTCAGAATTGACGCTCCATCCTGGTCCTCAAGTGCTCCAAGGAACCTAAACTCGGAAGCTCCGTTGCCACTTTTACCATCTGTCTTGATATATTCCGCCGAAACGACGTTTCCGGACTCCAACTTCTTACCAAAAACGCCATCACCGAACAAAATCTCGTATTTTTCGTCGGTCGTTTCTTGAATTAGGAAAATATTTGACTCGGAAGTGATCCCGATGATGTTGTCAACTAGTTTATAGTCCGTTTTTGTAGTAGAA